CGTGCTGTCGGCGATCGGCTTCCTGGCTACGGCGGCTTGGGAAGGCGCTCCAGTCAGCATCCCGGGAGTCAGTATGCAGGTGGGCCAGGCGGTGCCGTCCGGCTATCAGAACCAGTCACAGCCGTACTCCCAGCAGTCGTTGGCGAACCGCGATGCCGGCCAAGCGATGCCGATATATTCATTCGTGACGACGGCGGGCGTGGTCCAAAGCCTGATGATTGCTGTGTATGTCGAGTTGTAGTCGGCTAAGTTTCAAGGATAGGGTCTCGAGCCCGACAAGCGCGGAAATGTCCACCGCGCTTCCTTGATTTACTTTGGACTTGCAAAGGACAATGCTATGAAAGAGCCACAAGGCTGTATTTACCACGCTGTAAATAAGAAGAACAGAAAAGGCTACGTAGGACAATACGGGGGTTTACAAGTTGAGCGGCGCTGGAACGGCCATATAAAGGATGCGCGCGGCGGCTCTTCATTCTTATTTCATCGTGCACTTCGTAAGAACGGTTACGAAAAGGGATTTACTTGGGAAGTAATCTGGCACGGTTCTATTTCGAAGCTGAACAAGATGGAAACGTACTACATTAAGAAGCTTCACACGTTCGTTTCTGACCCGCTTGGTGGTGGCTATAACTTAACCATGGGCGGTGGCGGTATGCGCGGTTATAAGTACAGGCCTGCTTCAAGAAGAAAACTGTCACAGGCAGCTTCGCGGCGGTGGGAGGATGATACTTACCGAGAAGAAATGACACGTCAGAATCAATTACTTGGTGCTGACCTAGATATAAGACGTAACCGATCAAGCTACAAGCAGAACTTCTGGGATTCTAGAACTCCTAAAGAGCGAAAGACAATCGGAAAAGCTATTCATCGTGGTCATGCACGTAGAACGCCAGAAGAAAGGGCAGCGCTCAGCGTCATTCTTAGTGCTAACACGACTAAGCAATGGCAGGCTCCCGGCTTTCGTGAAACTAGGAGTGCCAGTCTCGCAGCCACGTTGGCTGCGAGGACTCCTGCAGAACGCAAAGCTAATTCAGTCATGCATCGTAAGTTGTCCAAGAAAATGTGGGCTGAAAGAACGCCAGAAGAGCGTACTGCAGTGAGTACTGCTATAATGGTTGGCCATGCTAAGAGAACTCCTGCTGAACAGGAAGCTTATTGTGAATCGCACAGAGTAGGCGCGATCAATCGTTATGCATCAATGTCATCGGAAGAGCGAAAAATTTACTGGCGTAAGACGCACCCAAACGGAAATCACCCTAAAGAAAAGAACGTCTAAGGAGGCATCGTGGCCGCAGGAGTTACGTATTCATTCAAGAGTTTGGTCGGGGTACTGAAAAACTCGATCGTCGGAGTTGTGATACCGCTCACCGGCGGAAACATCGGGCTGGGCGGTATCACCATCCGTATGACAACCAGCCGTACCGTGCACGACGTTGCGGCCGACGGCACCGTAATGCCCAGTTACGTTGCGGGCGCCAACGGCGAGGTGGACATTGAGGTGCAGGAGACTTCCATCTTGCACAAGGCATTGCTCACTCTCTATAACGCTTTGGTGCTGCAGGCCGACCTGTATGACATCCTCGGTTGGGCGGCCACCAGTATCAGCTTCGCTTTGCTGATTGACGGCAGCGTGCATACTCTGACAGGCGTCAGCTTCGACAAGATCCCAGACAAGCCCTACCAGGCGGCCGGTCAGAAGATTACGTGGAAGCTCATGGCCGCGTCTATCACCTCGGTGTAAGGAGGCTTTATAGTGAGCGCCATCGGCTCCACGCTCAGTGCTGTCTTTGCCAGTCACACCGGGGCCACGTATTCGTTTAAGGCGCTGACCGGAGTACTGCGTAATAAGGTTCTGGGCGTCACAATTCCCTTCACTGGGAAGAACCTAGGACTAGGCGGCATCACTATACGCATGGCGGTGCCGCGTACTGTGCACGAGACAGGCGTCGATGGCGCGGTGATTCCGCTGTACGTGGCGGGCGACAACGGCGAGGTAGAAATTGAGGTGCAGCAGTCTAGCGCTTTGAACTCCAGTCTGCTGTCCCTCTACAATCGACTGCTGATGGCCGCGCAGGGCGGAGACTACACTGGGTGGGCTGCCACCAGTATCCTGTTCACGTTCGGCCCTGACGGTAGTCAGCACTATTTGACTGGACTTAGCTTTGAAAAGTTTCCAGACAAGCCGTATGCAGCTGCCGGGCAACGGGTTTCTTGGAAGATGATTGCAGCAAATATCAACAGCATTGGATAGGGCAACAAGGAGGCCCTTCACTCATGGCACAACCACGTACAAAGCAGGTAGACCTCAAGGGCCGTAAGTTTGAGCTGCGACGTCTTTCACCCGAAGTAGGCACGTTCATCCTCATGCGTATGATGGGCGTACAGATGCGAAGTGAGGCGGCACAGGAAGAGCGCGCGCCTGCAAAGCCCGCCGTGAAACCGCCCGAAATTAGCGGTGAAGCACGTGTCCGAGCGCTTAGCTTTATCGTGTTCTCCGGCGCTATTAGCTTTGAGGATTTTAAGTTTATTCAAAACGCTTGCATGCACTGTGTCTCGATTGTGAAAGTGGCCGAGGGCGAGGCCTTCCCCATGCCGATTATGAGCGACGCCGGCGAGTGGACAAAGGATGGACAGGCTGTAGTGGACGACGTGCAACTGCTGATGAACCTAACTACAGAAACTCTAGTACTCTCATATGCGGATTTTTTCGAACAGGGTTCCGCCGTCTAATAGAGGCGTCTTCGGCGGAGCAAGCCTTTGAGCCGATGGCGTTTCCGACGCTGAACCCTTTGCTTTGGCGCCCTGTTGCTGCTGGACTTTGGCGGCAATACGAGTTATATGACGGAACCTATGATATCGGCGACTTGCTTGATGCCTTGGAGTATCTGGATGTCAAGGAAGAGAACGAGCGGCGGCATCGCGCCAGTTTAAAGCAAGGAGGCACTGAGTGAGCGGAGTCATTGATGAATATATGGTTCGCCTCGGTGCGAGCATCGACCAGAGTGGTATGAACCGCTTTGCTCAGGCGCTACGTGAAGCTGCTAATGTCTCTGATGTAAGCGCGAAGTCTATAGCCGGTGCCTTCTTCAAGGCGCAGACTGAGATCGTAAGCGGGTTCCTCGCTATCGGTACAGCGGCCCTAACCATGGTAGATAAAGTTGCCATGGCCGACCAGCAGTATCGCATGTTCGCGATGCACATGTTTATTGCTAAGGACGCCGCGCGCAGTCTCAAAATTGGTATGGATGCGCTCGGAGCTTCTCTGGGTGAAATACGTTGGGACCCAACGGGTGAACTCCAGGGCCGTATGAACCAGTTGATTGCCGATCAGCGTGCCATGGCCCCGGCAGGCGATTTCGACGCCCAGATGAAAAAGGTGCGCGACCTTCGGTTCGAGTTCACGCGCATGGACGTCGAGATGCAGTACATGGGCATGAACGTCGTGCAGGCGTTTATGAAGTCGCTTGGCATGGGCCCTGACACTGCACTTATGAAGCTGCGCGAGTTCAACAAGTACATCATCGACAACATGCCGGCTATTTCCGATAAGATTGTGAAGTTATTCGGCCCGGTGTGGAAAGACCTGAAGGACGTATTTGGGGCAACGACGGCAGCGGCAAAAGCGGCCGCAGTGGCATTCACAAACTTGGTTGGTATATTCGACCCATCTGTGCAGAGCACTACGTTCAACTTAGAAAAATTTGCCGCAGCCCTTGTGGACATCGTTCACACCTTTGCAACGTGGGCAGAGAACATCGCAAAGGTTGAAGAAGGCTTGGCGCACTTGACAAGCGCGACAGCTCTTGCCGCACGCGGTAAGTTCGGCGAGGCCGGTAAAGAACTTGGTGCTGCGGGTAATGACGTCACACCGGGCAGCGTGGGAGCAGGCGTAGTACCGGGCATTATCGGCAGTTATGGTGGGTGGAAGCTCTTCAAGTTTGTCGCAAAGAAATTTGGATTTGGAGTAGCCAAGAAGGTCGTGGCAGGGGAGGCTGCCGAAGCTGTAACAGCAAGTGGCTGGGAGAGTGTCGCAGCCGGTGCAGGAATGACAGTCGGCGCCGATGTCACTGCTGGCAGCGTATTAGCGGCCGCTGGCGAGGGCGCTGCTGAAGGCTCCGTTGCAGGACCTTGGGGTGCCATTGGAATGGGCCTGCTTAGCGTCGGCGCTGCGCTGGGCGGTAGCTACGTCCTGTCTAATTTGATGGACAAGGTTTTCGGAACAAAAGGTTCTGGTAACTTAACACAGTCAAGCGCTACTCCAGATCTTATCGCCGCAATGATGAAGCAAGAAAGCGGCGGAAATCAGCAAGCGATTAGTTCTAAAGGCGCCATTGGCGTGATGCAATTAATGCCCGGAACGGCCGCTGCGTTGGGCGTCGATCCGTACAATCGTGAGCAGAATATAGCGGGCGGAACTGAACTTATGAACCGCTTGCTAAAGCAGTACCACGGTAACTTACCAGAAGCACTCGGTGCTTACAACTGGAACCCCCAGGGTATGGATAGGTTTCTAGCCGGCAAAGCCACGATGCCGTCCGAGACTCAGAATTACATTTCAAGTGTTCTACGTAACAAGGGCGCAACGGGAAGCGTGGCGGTAGGTCCGATCACCATAAACATTGCGCACCCTGATGCCGAAACAGCAGCTAACACAGCCATCAATCGCTTGCAGGATATGCAGGGCAAGGCTGTGCAGCGTAACCTAGCCTACCAAGCTGACTTGGCGTACGACTACTAAGAGAGAGAGGAGGCTGACAGGTGGGAAGCGTGGCAGTAGTGCCCGCCGCATGGCGGCCTCCGCAGTGGTCTCAACCGCCGATGGTTCTTATTACAGTGCCGAAGGCGTACGTAACCAGAACTATACATGAAGCGATAACAGGATCGGTTTCTGGAACGGGTACTAATGCGGGTGCTACAGATAACCCATTCACCCTAAGCGTGGGAACGCGCGAGGGGCAACTTCCGCAGTCGTACGTCTTCGACGCGGTCACGGCCGCAGACCACAGTCAGACTCTGACAAAAACAATGCACCCGGTGCAGACCTCCACCGCCATTACAAGCCACGCCTACTTAGAGCCGGCTACCTTGGTGCTGTATGTACTAATGTCAGATGCAGTAGCCGCATATCCAGCCTCTGGGCCTCCATTTTACGTCCAACCGTGGACTGGGTTCCCGTCTAAGAGCGTCTCAGCCTATCAACAAATGCTGACTTTGCAAGCACAGCGTGTGCCGCTCACCGTTACCACCCGGTTGCGAACCTACTACAATATGCTGGTGCTCAATGTAGCTCCTCGCGAGGACGTTAGCACTATTGGCGGAGTTCGATTTCGCGTGGAGTTCAGCCAGATTTACGTTGCAAATGTGCAAGCCACACCAGACAGCGCGCGGCCTAGTGACACTCAGGTAAACGGTCTAGGAACTGTGAATCCTACACCTGTTCCAGTAACTACGAAGGCGCAATTTAGCGCACCTTCCAAAGCGGTGGCAAAGTCAGCACCAGCAGCGGCTCCTGCGGTCAATGTACCGGGTGCGGGGACTTACACCTCTATTGTTGGGCAGTTTATGAACTATGGCACATCGGCAGTCATCAAGATTGGAAGTCTATTCTAATGGCCGACCAGCTTGTTCCACTCACACAGGCCGCTAATCAGACTTTCACCGTACAACTTACCATTGACGGCCAGCCGCTTACATTGAACCTGCTGCTCAGTTATTCTGCCATGGCTGGCTGGTGGCAAATGCAGGTATCAGATGCACAGAACAATGTTCTGATTGGGTCTGTGCCGCTAGTGACGGGCTACTACCCTGCGGCCAATATGCTTGCGCAGTATGGCTATCTAGCTATTGGCAGCGCTTACCTGTTGAATACGAGTAACGATTCGAATGACTACCCCAGTGAGTATGACTTAACCAGCTTCAGTCTTCTATGGAGCGATACGGTATGAACTCTCAATCTCTAACACCGTATTTTGGGCAGGCTTGGACACTCACAGTTGGGTATGCCGACGCAGCGTCAACGTCGCCAGATGGCCTTACCTACAAGGATATTTCTACAAATACCTGGGAACCTGAAGCCCTGCATATCACGTTCGAGGTTCTGC